TGGCAAGGAATTAATCATATGGCCAGATAATGATAACGCAGGTAAAAAGGTAGCCGAACTTGTTCAAGACTTAGCTATGAATGCAGGGGCAAGGTCAGTTACAATGTTAACTCCACCTTTAGGTAAACCTGAAAGATGGGATGCTGCTGATGCAATTGCAGAGAGTTTTGATATCGGTCAGTTTCTAAGCACAACAGTAAAACATGTTAAAAGAAATATTAACTTACTAGACGATAGTTTGTTAATCAGCAGATTTGAAGGTCAAGCACCCGAACAAAAGTTTTTAATTGGTGAGACTTTGCCTCTTGCCGTTCCTATTATATTTTCAGCTTCTGGAGACGCAGGTAAAGGTATGATGACTTTGGACTTGGCTATGAAAGTTGCATCTGGTCAGCCAATGTCAAGTGCTTTCGGTGGTTATATTACCGAGTTTGGTAATGCAATTATATTTACAGCAGAAGATGATGAAGGTGAAATGCACAGAAGAATTGAACGCTTAGATGCGAACAATTCTAGGTTTAACTACGAACATGAACTTCGTGTTGTGTCATTACCTAATGTTGGTGGTGTTTTTCCTATACTTCAAGATTCCCATGATGGCTATAGAACTAGCGATGAGTTTGAAAAAATATATGAACAAATACTTCAAATGAATAATCTTAAACTTATCGTATTTGATCCGTTGGCATCATTTGTTCACGCTGATGTGAACTCTGATCCAGCGGCAGGTGCAGCTTTGACTGGACTTCTTGCAAAGATAGCTACAGAAACAGGTGCTGCAGTTATGATGTGTCATCATATGACAAAGATTAAAGATGATACTGTAGTGTCTTCTCCAGAACAAGCAAGAAACATGATTCGAGGTACGTCTGCTTTAGTTGATGGTGTTCGTTGTGCTTTTACAATATGGCAAGTTGACGAATCTACAGGTCGCAGAAGATGTCAGGACTTAGGTATTGAATATCAGAGAAACAGATGTTTTGATGGTGCAGTTGTTAAGTCTAACGGACCTGCAAGGCGTGACATTAGACATTTTATTCGTGATACGTTGACTGGATTATTAGAAGATCGGTCTGAAGATATTGCAAGACTTCATAGTGGAAGCAATCGTGAAATTAAAAAAGATGCTTTATTTGCATGGATTGCATTATGTGAAAGAGAAGGTAAAGCTTTAACACAGCAATCGGGAGCTGATGCTATCTTACAAAGAATGAATGCTGATCCAGATGCACCTAAAGTTTTAGAGAACTCTACACAGCGAACAATTGATGGATTAGTCAGAGAGTTACTTAATGAAGTCAGGCTTGCCAAGTATTCTTTTAGTAGAGCAGGTGGTCGTAAATGGCTTGGAACATTAGACGGAGACATGAGTAGAGGAGAATACGATGCAAGAACAGCAACAGAAAACCTATAGTCTTCCAGATAATAACGTCTGTATATCATTTAGTGGTGGTAGGACTAGTGCTTTTATGCTGCATCATATATTAGAAGCAAACAACGGATTGCCTAAGAATGCTATAGTTTGTTTTCAAAACACTGGTCGAGAAATGTCACAGACATTAGACTTCATTAATAATTGTTCGCAAAAATGGGGAATAGAAATTACCTGGCTCGAATATGATTTAAATGAAGAAAATAAACATATATTTAAAATTGTTCGCTATGAAGACGCAAGCCGCAATGGTGAACCATTCGATAAATTAATAGATAAACACGGCAGGTTGCCTAATCCTATGTCTCGTTTTTGTACGGGAAGTCTTAAAAGAGATACGACTGTTAAGTATTTAAGAAGCATTGGTTGGAATAAATGGCACAACGCTTTAGGCATAAGGGCTGATGAAAAGCATAGATGTAAGACTGAATTTAAACATGGCTTTTATCCGTTATATCCAATATGTGATGCAAATCACACTATACATGATGTTGATAAATTTTGGAGTAAGCAAAGTTTTAAACTTGATTTACCAGTGGTTAATGGAAAAACCATTAAAGGTAATTGTGATTTATGTTTTTTAAAATCTGAATCACAGCTTGCATCTATGGCAAGAGACCACCCCGATCTAGCAAAATGGTGGATAGATGCAGAAGAAAGAACGGGGAGACAATTTGAGAGAGGGAGAAACATGAAACAATTTGTAGATTTTGTTGATAGACAACAAGATTGGATATTTAACGATGAAGCGTACTTGTGCCAAACTGATAACGGGGAATGCACAGGATGAAAATAGTTGATTTATTTAGTGGTATCGGTGGCTTTAGTTACGCTGCTGAGAAGTTAGTAGGTGGATTTGAAACAATCGCCTTTGTAGAAAGAGAGCCTTATTGCCAAAAAGTCTTGCGAAAACATTGGCATAATGTTCCAATATTTAATGATATAAGGAGTTTTAATGGAAAAGAATTTAGAGACGCAGACATCGTTGTTGGAGGATTCCCCTGTCAGCCCTGGAGTGTGGCGGGAAAACAAGAAGGGCATCTTGATGAACAAGACCGTGACCTCTGGCACGAAATGGTTAGGGTTATTAAAGACGTACAACCTAAATGGATCATTGGGGAAAATGTGCGAGGCTTTGTTAACATGCCAATGGGCCTCAAACGAAGTCTCTTTGACTTGGAGAGCATCGGATATAGAGCCGTGCCATTTATTATTCCAGCTTGTGCCACAGATGCCAAACACAGACGAGAACGATGTTGGATTGTGGGCCACTCCGAACACGATGGATCATTTACCCCAAAGGTCAGAGGAAGCTACACTCCGAATGCAGAACGGACATCGGAAGGGTCGCAGCAAACCTTCCAATTTGAGGGAGCAAGTGGACGAGGAGACAATGAAGATGTGGCCGACTCCGAAAGCAACGGATTACTTCCCAGGAATGGGGGATTATGTGGAGGAGAACCAGTCGGGTTACACAGTAACGAGAAAGGGAACGGGAACAAAGTTCGGAGCGAAACTGTCGGATGCAGTAGACTTCAAGGAAAAACAGATGATGTGGCCAACACCGACAGCGACACCGAGAGGCGCACACACGGGAAAGATGTCAGGATCGGTGAGCGAGGACGGGAAGACATCGATTCGAGCAAACGGAACGAAGTTCGGGGCGACACTTCAGACAGCAGTTGCGATGGCCGAACTGAAGAAAAGGGAGATGTACCCTACACCAACGGCTCGGGATTACAAGGACTCGGGTCAGAATCTGGATCTATATCGGAGCAAGAGGCAAGACACTCAATTGGGGGTAATAGTCAAGAGGATGAGCGAGATAGACGACTCGAAATCGGAACAGGACCAATCTGGTGGAAGCCTGAACCCCGAGTGGGTCGAGTGGCTCATGGGATACGAGATCGGACACACAGAATAAAATCCTTGGGGAATAGTATAGTTCCCCAAGTGGCTGCAAGATTATTTTGGGCAATAAAGGAGGCAGAAAAATGAGCGAACAAAGTAGAAGAAGAACATGGGTTGCAGCAGCGCAGCCCATACCAAAGACGAACATTTGTTCGGTTTGTGGAAAACCAGGTGCTTCGTATTCGACTGATAATGGTTGGTCTTGGTTTTGTTGGCCATGTAAACCAGAAAAAGCAGTTTGGGATCATAGAAATGAGTAACGACTATGCGAACAATTACAACGCTGTAAGAAAAATATACAAAGAGCTGCAATCCAAGAAAAGAGAAATCGACCCAGACGAACAATTCTTTGAAGACGATCCTAATGCCGTTGCTGAAGTTGAACACGGCAAAATTCAAAAAAATATTACCCATGTAGAAACTAGAACTGTATTAGATGAATTTTAGTGCTTGACACAAGGTTGTGAATACCTATATAACTATCTTGTTCTAGCAAAAAGGAGATAGACATATGACTAAATTAATTGATAATCGTGAAGAATGGGAAATTAAAGCCGATGAACTTGCACAAGTAAGATCAGAATCTATGGCTCAATTAACACTCGATCAAATGAAAGCTATTCATAATACTTATGATGCTATGCAAGATTTTGTTCATGAATATAGCGATATGTTTGATATTACATCTGAAACTGCACGAAAGCTGCAAAATTCATTTTGGCAAATAAGTCACCAATTTCATATGGGAGATAAGTAATGAATAAAACTAATATGACATTCATTAAAGGTAATGAATCACTACCTACTGATGAATTATTCCAAAGCGATAATATGATTAAAGTAAGATTTCCAGTCAATGCCCAGTCGAAAGCAAAGGGTATTGGTAGCGAAAGAATGTGGGTAGAAGTTATTAGTGGCAATGCCAAAGAGGGTATTGGCGAGATTAATAACATACCTGCTTTTTCTAATTTTAATCTTCAAGACCTTATTTCTTACGAACTTAATGAAGAAGATGGGGTTTATTATTTTAAAAAATTAATTCAAAGTAATCATGGGGGCAAAGAATATGTCAGGCAATAAAGGTTTTTACGATCATTATAAGCAGCTTGAGGGCTTTAAAATCAAACAATATGTAGGCATGGTAGATGACGATGGCTACAATGGTTTCCCAAAGTTTGTGCTAACGAAAAAAGGTTATAAAGATATAGCCATTGAGGTTAGTTGCGACCCCGAGGGCAATGGTGGTGGATTTTTATTTATAGGAGATGCCAATGCTTAGTCCTTTAGAGAAAAAAAGAGCAACATATCTTTCATTTTTTAAAGATGGTGTTGCTGATGCCTTGTTGAATGGAGATGGTATGGACAAAAAGAAAAAATCGTCTGCCTACTATAAACAAGGTTATGATTTTGGCTTAACTATGTATTCTGAATTAGATGGTAAAGATTGGGAAAAGGAGAATGAACATGGCTAACAAAGATAACATGCCAACTTGGTCTGAAGCTATGCTTGAAGTCGAGGGTTTGGTTAATGAGGAAGTTAGTAAGTTAACCAAACAAGGCGATGTAAAAATAGTTAAAATCCTTATGAATTCTTTAAAGGTAATTAAAAGGGGGTATTAAATGGATACTTATTTGAAAAGATATAATGAACTAGAAAACAATATCAAATCAGAATTTGAAAACTTAATAAACACTTTGGTTAGTTGTCAAAATAAAGATCAGGAAAAAGATTTTGTTTCATTATTACAAAAATGCAGAGAAGAAATTCATGTTGAGCATCGTCAGTATTTAAAAACTAATAAATTATATGGAGATAAATAATATGAATAAATTTATCATGCTACATATTGAACAGACTACACCAAAGAAAAGAAGTGGTTTTGTTTATCAAATTAAAAAGATTTTTAATGTTATGTTTAAAAGGAGAAGCAGCAATGGGCGAGTATGAATGCACGGATTGCAACGAAATGTTTCATGCAGATGAACCAGCAGAAGATAGAGACATTTGTGACGAATGTAGAAAGGATTATAAAAATGCAGAACTTCAATAATTGTAAAGATTGCGGTGAAAAATTAAAGGCCGTACACCATTTAAGAACTTCTCCTAAATTATGTTCTAAATGTAGAACTTGGAGTGGCGGTGGAAATAAACAAAGCAATGAATTAAGGGAATTATGTAAAGAATTAATAAAAAAACCTACAAAACCCGCTGAAGATGAAATGTTTTTTGAGGATGATCCACGAGCAGAAAAAGACGACCAGTATGGTAGAGTTGTTAAAAAAGCAACAGTCATATCTTATGGCGTTTCGCCTTTGTCAGATATAATGACAAAAAGTAATCATCATTTTTTTAAAAGAGGTAAAGAGGGAGAAGCAAATGGTTGAAATGCTAGTTGCCATATGTATTGTATGGGTTGAAGGCCCTCCAGCTTTCGGTGGAGAAACAAAATGTATGTTTCATAAAAGCCAAGTGGAATACGTCAATATGCGTCAATGTAAAGATGATATTAAAAAAAGCGAACAATTAATAACATACAGTATATTTGACCATTATGGCGATGAGCCAATAAACCATATGGTTAAAGCATCATGTTTTGATGGAGTGTGATATGGATAAAAAAATAAACCTCCAATCAGGATTAAATAAGTATGTAAAGCTAAATGGAAAAGTAAAGGCTTGGCTAGTAGAAGAAATTCAAGATGTTAGAAATTCAAAAGAATCTGATCTTGATAGCAAAGAAATCGGCATACTCAATGGAAGACATGAATGTGCTGATAATCTATTAAACCAAATAGAAAAATGGGAGGATCATAATGAGAAAACTACCTAAAGAAAAGTTTGTTATCCATTGTAAAGAAACTAAATGGTATATGGTTGATATAGAAGCCGATAACTACGATCAAGCCGTGAAACAATGGCAAAACATAGCTAAAAGGCGAAATTACACCACATTGCATAGCGATATGGAAACCCAAAGCGTTAGTCAGGAAGTGTGATATGGCCAAAATAAAAAAAAGAAAATGTGCAGATTGCCGTGAAAAAATAATCCCTGGCATGGAACTGGTGATGAATAAGCGAACAATTTGCCTCGGATGTGCCACAGAAAAAGGCATAACTCAACAATTAAATGCCTCAGTGCTGCACCATATGAATTGTTCGGAAGAACCAATCGATTGCGTTGAATGCTTCTTAGAACATAGAGATATGATGTTCCATTTGGGGTACGTTTGTACCGATTGGGGTACGTTCTATAAACGAACAAATGACCCCAAAATTGTGGTGCTTTATGAGTGATCTACTTACCACTTACCAACTTACCACGGGAAGTAGATTGGTCGGTAAGTTGGCAAACCCTTGTGTAGCCTCGGTTTGCGTAAATCTACTTACCGAGGTTACTTCTTACTATGGTAAGTTAGTTTTGGGTTGTAAGTTATTGATTTTGTTCCAACTTTTTTACTTACCGAACTTCCCCCCTAAAGGGGGTATAGGTGGGTGGTAAGTAAACCACCCCACCTTACCCTATAGAACCTATTTAAATGGAGATGAAATAAGATGCCAAAGGTAGCAGAAGATTTAACAAAAGAACAACGATTAGCAGGTTGGAAACGATTGACCGATAAACAACAATCTTTTCTGGATAACTTTATGCACAAGGATATGACACAGACTTCGTCAGCACGAGCAGCGGGATATGCAAATCCAGGTGTCGATGCAGTTAGGCTGCTGCGTAACCCAGTCGTTCAAGAGCGTTATCAAGAAATGAGAGAAGAAGCAAGAACACGCTTCGGGGTAACAATCGATAAGTCGGTGCGTGATCTTTTAAAGATTCGTAACGAAGCATGGGAGTCAGGCAAATTCGGTGAGGCTATTCGGGCAGAAGAATTGCGTCTCAAGGCTACAGGTCTGCTTGTAAATAAAGCCCATGTGCTACATGAGAGGACTGATAGCCTTACAAGGGAGGAAATACTAGCAAAACTTCAGGAATTCCAAGAGATAGCACAGAAACGCATGAAAGTAGCCACTAATACCCATAAAGAACCAATTGTGATAGAGCAAACTAGCGTGAAACCCAAAAAGTAGCGATTTTACTTAGGGGGCGTGGTCTCACGGAGAGCCTCGGGGTTCGGGGGTGTCGGGCTTTCGGACTGGTCGGGCTATGAATTGTTCGGTATTTCGGGCAGCAGCATAGCCCGGGTCTGGCCAAATTGTTCGGTGTCGGACTTGCTGCAGC